GGAGACGTGTTCTTAACGAGTGTCAACGGTATTCTGTTAGTGGAAAAATTGATTCTGGTATTCTTGCCACGTTCTCTGATGTTGCAGTAAATGATCTCATTAAAAACCTTAAAGAGAAAAATTTCTCTGAAGTCCGGAAGTGGATTGTTTCTAATCTGGATAACGATACTTCTGTTCTATTGCGTCGTATTTACGATGCTCTTTATGATTCCCTGGTTCCGGGTTCTATTCCTGCTGCTGTGCTTGTTCTGGCTAAGTATCAGTATCAGGGTGCGTTCGTGGCGGATCAAGAAATAAATATGCTTGCATGTTTAACCGAACTAATGGTGGAGTGTGAATTCAAATGAAAACAAAACTGAGAGCACAAGTTAAATCCAAGTTCTATTATGTCTTCTGGGGAACTGCCACTGTTGCCGTAGTGCTTGGTCAACTTTATGTTGGCACTGGATATCGTGTTCTGCACGGAAGTATGCAAGATCTAATTAATAAAGTTGATGGAGTTCTTCTTCATAGAAATAAAGGGTATGGACTATGAGAGTCAAGACTACACCACAGAATGTCCAAGAGGCAAATGAAGCACTCTTTCGTGCTACAATGAATTTACCAACTGCCGCAAGACATTGCGGTATGACTCAGAAGGAAATGAAATTGACTTTCTGGGAATTTTTGAAGTATAACGAACCTGATTATGAAATCCCTGAAATCTCTGAAAACACCTCTTCGGTATCCGGGAGGCAAGTCCAAGGCAATTAAAACTCTTTCTCAGTGGTATCCGAAAGTAATCACGGAGTATCGTGAACCATTTATTGGTGGTGGTTCCATTGCTATCGATGTAACCAAGGCAAATCCAGATATTCCTGTTTGGGTAAATGACCTGTATGTGCCACTCTATAACTTCTGGATTCAACTGCGTGATCGTGGTCAGGACCTCTCAGAGAGTGTCAGAGAGCAGAAAGAGAAGATGCTTGAGAGTGGCACCCAAGACGAGAAAGATAAGTTTGCAAAGGAACTGTTCAATCAGTATGCCACTGAAATTGATACTTATGATAATTTTCAGAAGGCAGTTGCCTTCTTTATCATGAACAAGTGCAGTTACTCTGGTCTGACCGAGAACAGCACTTTCTCACGTACTGCCGCCAACTCTAACTTCTCTTTGGTTGGTGCAGATAAACTTGCACACTTTTCAGAACTAATTAAGAACTGGAAGATCACTAATATTGATTATTCTGAAGTGATGAATGCTGATGGACCTGAGAATACTTTTGTATTCCTTGATCCTCCTTATGACATCAAAGACTTTTTGTACGGAAAGAATCGTGAAATGCACAAGTCATTTGATCATGAAGTGTTTGCTAAAAAAGTTTATAAATGTCCTCACAAGTTTATGATCACTTACAACGTGAACGATCGGTTACTTGAGTTATATAAAGATTATCATCTTGAGTATTGGAAACTACGTTACTCCATGGTTCACCGTGGTGATAAGAATACTCAGGATAATGTAAAGACAGAACTTCTAGTTACGAACTACTCTCTCACACCACAAACTCCGATTGAAGAACAATGGAACTAAAAGACTGGCTTAATTCTATTAATCAGACAAAGAAGCATCTGATTGATGAAGATTCTTCTGTTGAAAAAGAATATCCTCCTTATATTGTTAATCGTTGCTTCTCTGGGCATATCGATACTTTGATGTTTGCTAACGAAATGAATAAGTATCACTTTCTTCCAAAGAAAATGCAATATGATTTTCTTATAAATATCGTTAGGAAAAAGAAGAGATTTTCTCCCTGGCTCCGACAAGATAAAGTCAAAGACCTTGATTATGTCAAACAATATTATGGTTACAGTAATGAAAAGGCAAAGCAAGCTTTGAAAATTCTCACACAAGAACAAGTTAATTTTATTAAATCGAAATTTGAAACTGGAGGAAAAAGATGAGTGTTGTTAGAGAACCTGAAGTGAGTTGGTCTCCTGAACAAATGGTTGAAATTGCTCTTAATGAACCCGATGACTTTTTAAAAGTTCGTGAAACTTTGACACGTATTGGAGTTGCGTCTAGAAAGGAAAAGAAAATCTATCAGTCCTGTCATATTCTGCATAAGCAAGGTAGATATTTTTTAGTTCATTTTAAAGAGTTGTTTGCATTGGATGGTAAACATGCAAATCTCACACAGAACGACATCCAACGTCGTAACCGCATTGCTCAACTTCTTGCTGATTGGGGTCTTATTAGCATTGTTGATGTAGAAAAAATTCAAGATATTGCTCCCCTAAATCAAATCAAGGTTTTGGCATACAAGGATAAGCAAGACTGGATTCTTGAAACCAAGTATAATATTGGTTCTAAGAAAAAGAGGACAGAAGAATCTGAATGAAACTGAAAAATCTGGGAAAGACTTACACTCTTGACTCAGAAAATAATTTTACTCTTGAGAAAGATATAGACCTTTCTCAAGAGGTGAACAATTTTGTTGATATTATTTTAGATTATTTTCGTAAAAATATTAATATTGAAATTCATTCTGCTTATCTAAGAGGTTCTTGTTTAGAAAGGAATGTAATAGATAAAAATACGATGGATATTGATATGGTCATTGTTCATGAAAATGAATCTTTCAAATCACATTCATTTTTAACTCAAGAATGTAGTGATGAAATAATGAAAATAATGAAATCTTCTTATGGATTTTCTGTTTATCCTGACATTGGAATTGATCATTTAGATTTTTTTCTTGATAAATCACGATCTCATTTGAGATTTCTTTGTAAAAAGGTTTATGGTGAAAAAGATTTATCCATATTAAAAAAAAGTAAATCTGAAATGATTAGTTGGATAGATGAAAAGTATGATTACTGGGTAGATAAGGGTATTTTTAATATAAGACAAGATAAAAAAAATATTGATTGTGATGTCATTAGATCTCATATTAAATGTTTTTTTAGAAATCTTAGTGTGAGATTTATGATTGAAAATGGAAAATTTAGTAGAGGGGTATATGAATGTTACAAAGTAATGGTGGAACAATATCCAAATTATTCTGATGATTTAAATGACATTATGAATTTATTTTTAAATATTGAAGAATATTCGGAAGAAAAAATTATAATGGATCTTAATAAAATTATCTTTATTTCTGGATCGGTTCAATCAAAAAAACCATATCGTATAAAAGTTACTAAAAAATGAGGTAGAGACCGAATAAAAATGTAGGGGTTGCAACACCCCCTTTTTTATGTTCTGTGCTAATATATACTTATGGATGCCTTCGGGGTCCACACAATCAAATCTCGCTTTAAAAGGAGAAGTACAATGGGAAGCCTAATGAAGTATAACGCTGCCAATTTGAATCAGTTTCTAGATCTTATAAATAGAAACAGCATTGGTATGGAAGATTACTTTGATCGTCTCACGACGCTGCATGAGACGACAAGCAATTATCCTCCGTACAACCTAGTCACGGTTAGCAACGTAGAATCGAGACTAGAACTAGCACTAGCAGGATTCAAAAAGAAAGAAGTTTATGTCTACACGCAAGACGGTAAACTCTTTGTCGAAGGACAAAAAGAAGACAAAGAGACAGGAACAGAATATGTCCACCGAGGAGTGGCTCAGAGATCTTTCACCAGATCTTGGACCCTCTCAGATGAAACGGAAGTTAGATCAGTTGCTTTTGAGGATGGGTTACTGAGTATTACACTTGGTAAGATTGTTCCTGAACATCATCAACGAAAAGATTATCTCTAAATAATAGAGAATATCGTCGCCGCATAGAGGGAAAACTGGCACAATCCAGTTGACTTCCCTCTTTTTTATTGCTATACTATTTGGAGAAAACTAAGACCATGGAAAAAAACATACAATGCATCTTATTGAGAGATGATAAAGTTCTGATTGGTGAAGTTCAGGAAATGTTTGGTGAGATTGGAGAACCAGATTGTAAAGTCATTAATCCCTATCGAATTGTTCTTGGTATTAATACTGATACTGATGCAAAGGAAAGACTTGAACCTTGGTTGACATTTACCAATCAAACAGAGATTCTGATTCGATCAGCAGACGTTCTAACTTTTGTAGAACCAAACGGTAAACTTATTGATGAGTATCTAGCAGCTATTGCATAATGCGTTTTTATACTAATGTTCAAATG